CCTGATGCACGTTGGGATGCAGCCTATCAGCTTCCTGCTGATCAAATTCTTGTCCATGCTGTAATGATCAATGATAATGTGATCCCCTATGATCGCTATCAGGATATGATCTATTGCAATGCAACATCTGAAGAAGAAGTCTACATTGATTACTCGTTCAGATCGAGTGAGGATAGTTGGCCTCCATATTTTATCACGCTAGTTCAGTATCAACTGGCATCTATCTTTGCCTACTCTGTTGCAGCGCAAGAAATGCTAGCAGAAATGTGGGAGAAGAAGGCTGTTCGTCAGCTTGCTGCTGCTCGTTCCCTTGATAGTCAGAGCCAGACAACTCGGCGGCTTAATGTTCAGCGGTATCATCAACTTCGCACTACAATTCGGGGGTAAGTATGGGCGTTAAACTTGTCCAAACAAACTTCTCGTCTGGCGAGGTAGATCCACTTCTTGATATGCGCCATGATACTGGTGCGTATCAAAATGGTGCTCGTAAACTACGTAATGTTGCGCTACTCAATCAGGGTGGCGTTGCTCGTCGTGCTGGCACAACACATCTTAATACGCTAACTGCACGAACACGCCTTGTTCCATTTGAGTTCTCATCAACTGAGCGTTATATTTTTGCGTTTTCTAATACACGCCTTGATATATATGGCACAGACGGTGCGTTTATTACTGCAATAACAGGTTGTCCTTGGACAACTTCAATCTTATTTAGCATGACTTATAGTCAAGCTGCAGATGTTATGATTGTTTGCCATCAAACAATGCCTATGCAAAAAATTACACGCACTGGATTGACAACATTTACACGTTCTGCTCTTGCATTTACAGAAGGTGTAAATGGAGAACAGATTTTTCAACCGTATTATAAGTTTGCTGATAGTGATGTAACTCTCAAAGCAAGTGCTACAACTGGATCTGGTGTTACAATTACAGCAAGTGCTGCATATTTTACATCTAACTATGTTGGTTTGCGTCTTCGTTGGTTTGGGATTGAAATCCTTATTACAGCTTTTACAAGTTCTACAGTTCTTGTTGGAACAATTAAAGGAACCTTAGAAGGGACTTATGATATTGATCCATTTAAGACAAAAGATGGGTCTACTCTTATTGAAGTCACACATGCACAACATGGATTTGCAACTGGTGCTAGTGTTACAATTTCTGGAACCAATGCTTTTGGTGGAGCAACTGGTTTTAATGGCGCAAAAACAATAACTGTTGTTGATGATAATAAATATACATTTAATTTGGCGGCTGCTGCTACATCAAGTGTTGATGGTGGTGGTCCAAACGTAAAATTTAGTGGAGCAAATCTTCCAACTCGTGATTGGGATGAACCAGTATTTTCTGTTGTTGCTGGGTATGCTGGAGCTGTTACATTTCATGAAGCTCGTCTTTGGTTTGGTGGATCTGCATCAGTACCAGATGGTTTATGGGCATCTAAGATTAATCAGTTTTTTAACTTTGATGTTGGCGATGGGCTTGATGTTGATTCAATTCAAGTCACAGTTGGGTCAGATGACATATCAAACGTAAAGCATCTTGTGTCTAATCGGCACTTACAGATCTTTACATCAACATCTGAGTTCTATGTTCCTCGTAACCAGAACACTACGGTTACGGCTGGCAACATTACAATCAATAGGCAGACTCCATATGGTTGTGCTGATATTCCTCCACATCCTTTTGATGGTGCAACAGTTTATGTTCAAGCCACGCTAAAGGCTGTTCGTGAGTTTATCTATACAGATACAGAACAGGCATATAACTCTGCTGCCTTGACCATCCTATCTGATCATCTTGTTCAATCTCCTTTTGATATGGCTGTAAGTTATGGCACATCAAAACGATCTGAGCAGTATCTTCTACTTGTTAACAATGATGGCACAATGGCTATTTTTCATTCTGCTCGCGCTGAAAAGCTAGCAGGATGGACTTTATGGAGTACAGAACACCCGTCTGGCATTGCAAAATTTGATAGTGTGACAACAATTGGAGATAAGATCTATGTGTCTGTTCTCCGTGGTACATCATATTATCTTGAGCAGTTTGCATCCGATCATCTTGATCTATCTCTTGATTGTTCAAAGTCATATACAAGTGGATCTGCACAAACAGTATGGACTGTTAACTCAATCTATCAGAATAGGGTTGTATCGGTTGTATCAGGTGGCTATTACCTTGGTGACTATACGGTAAATGGATCTAACCAAATTACACTGAATGATGCAGTCACAGATATTGTAGTTGGGTTTAACTACGATGTAGAAGTGGAGACACTTCCAGTCCATATTGCACTACCACAAGGTGTGTATACGGGTAGACCAAAACGGATTGCTCGTGTTATTCTTGGCCTTAATAGTACTCTTGCTGTTACTGTAAGAGGTAATCGACTTATCATACGTCAGGTTACGGATGATTTTTCTTTAACTCCAACTGCTGTTACAGGGAAAAGAGAGTTTTTTTTGCTTGGTTTTAACAGGGACGCAACGGTGCTTATAACTCAATCTGAACCATTGCCCATGCGGCTGCTTGGTCTAGCAATGGAGGTATCTGTATAATGTGTACTGGTATGGAACTACTGCTTGTATCTACGGCTGTGTCTGCTGTTGGCGGTGTAGCTCAAGCTGGCATGACTTCTGCTGCTGCTGAATCTGAGGCTGCGTTCCGCAACTATCAGATTGAGATCCAGAATCGTCAGCTTGAAGAAGACAAGAAGCAAGCTGAGATCCAAGCACTACAGCAAGAGAACGCTCGACAAGACGCTTCTCGTCGTGCTCGTGCAACTAATGAAGCGTTCATTGCATCGTCTGGTATTGGTGAGAATATTTCTTTCTTACAGGGTGCTGAAGTTGTTGCAGATCAAAACCTTCGTCGTGATATTGCAAGTATGCGATTAAACGCTGCTATTGGTCAGAATCGTATTGCTGATCAAATTATGGTAAACAAAGTAGAGGGACAATTTGCAACTGCTAGAGCTGGTATGACCTCGCAGGGTGCATACATTGGTGCTATTACAAACACAGCCTCAAATGCCCTAGGCAATTATTACCGCTATAGAACAGGTAGATTTTAAGGATTAACAAATGCCAATTCAAATTGATCCACAGCAGATTGCAGTTCAACCAAGCGGTCGATATATCCGCGAGTTTAAGACGGATCTTCCTCGTCCTAATCTGAATGTTAATGCTATTGCAGAAGGCATTGGTCAAATTGGCGGCGAGCAACTTAATCGTGAAGCCAAAACCGTTGGCGAAATTGCAGGTAAAAATGCTCAACCAGTAGTTAACGCAGAAGGCAAATATGAATTGCCTATTGCTCCAGAATCCTTTGGTTTTACCGCAAAAGCTGCCTTTGAAACTTCAGTTGAACTTACATATGTAAACACTGTGTATCGTGATACTGAGCGCAAATTAAACGAATTTGCAAGCAAGCCAAATGCGCCGCCAGAAGAACGTATCAAGTTGATGGATGATTTTGTTTCAGCCACGCTTGAAAAAGTTGATCCTAAATATAAAGGGCAACTTGATATTATTTTGCGGCGTGAAGTCAATCAACGTCAATCATCTTTGCTTAATCAAGCAAATTCGGATGATAGGGCATTTCGTGAAAAATCTCTTGGCGATGACTCCAAGGCTTTTAGAAGCAAAGGAGTAGATGCGTTATCTACTGGCTATAGCGCAGAAGCAGAAAATTTTTTTACTCAATATCGTACAACTACAGAAGCAGCAATTCGGTTAAGGACAAGTGATCCTAATCTTATTGCTGATACAATGCGTAGGCATGATGAAGAAATAAATAGTTATCGTTGGTTTAACGAACAGTATCAAACTGTGCGTAAAATGGTTGCTGACAAAACAGCAAATCCTGATGACTTAGTTCGTCTTTATAATATGTTGACCACTGGTGCGACTGGTACGGGCGCAACTGCGTTTGGTATGGTTGATACTGATATAGCTCTCAAGATGACTCCAGAAGCTCGTACCCATATGAAACAAGCAGTTGGTGTGCTTGCTCAGACTTATGGACAGGAATTTAAACAAAGTGCTTCAGATGCAAAGGCACAAAATGTTTATGAAGAATTAATAAATGGTGGTCCTCTTAGGGCTGAATTTACTTCGCAAGACATTATAAAGGCATCTGAAATTGCATTGCAAGGCACTGGTCTAAAAATTACTAGTGTAAGAGGAACAGAAGAACTTGGAATGTTTTTTAACGGTGTTCTTCCTGATAAAGAATACGAAGCATACTTTAGAGGTATCCATGAGTATGATGCTAGCACTCCACGAGGAGCTGCGTTGCTTGAAGAAAAACTTGCTCTTTTTCGTCGGTTGCAAAAACTTCCTATTCCAAGCGGAGTGTTAGACCGTACAGATGTTGTTGGTTCAACTGAACTTAATTATCTTCGTAAAGTTGAAGAACTATTGCAGCAGCGTATTCCTCTTGCTGAAGCAGATAGAAGTGTCAAAAAACTGTTTGCAAATGTTGGAAGTTTAGATGCTCAAGCTATTTGGGGTGGTGTATCTCGTGCTTATAGCCAATCAACTGGTAAAATTGGACAGGTTGCAGAAAAAGATGTCATTGATGGCGTAATTGATGCTGCAAATTATTCAACATTCCAAGCATCACCTTCATATAAAGAACTTCCTAAAGTTGCTCGTGATCAGATTTTATCTAATATTGGAATTTCTGTTGCTCAAGGAATTGAGTTTGAACAAGCTAGGAAAGATGCTGCCAATCTATTTAAAAGAAACTGGGTCAAAAGTGATGAGGTTCTTGGTGGGCTTGTTGGTGGATCAAGCGGTAAATGGATTCCAAAGAAAGATGATCTTCCAAACGCATATGATGCTTTGACTGGACAAAACACTAAAAAATATCTTGATCCTTACATGGAAAAGCTGCTGCTTGAAAATGTTAATGATGGTCAAAAGGGTACGTTTGGTGAACTAAAATACAAACGGGATGTTTTTCTTGAGCCAACTGGCTTAGGCGGGACAAATCCTAGTTACTTTGTTGTTCATTATAAGCCTGAAGCTGGTTTTGTTTCTCGATTGCTCGACAAACAAGGCAACCAACTTATTGTTGTTCCAAGCGGTGCTAAAGACGCTTTTGAAAAATACACGACTGCTGAAAACACTAATCGTACTATGAAAGGTAGACGCTCAGAGTTTCCAGAAGATCAAGGTTTTCCTACTTTGTTTGGGAAAAATCCTGCCGCACAAACTAAAGACCCGACAAAATATGCAATTATTGCAACTGGCACAAACGACTATAGGCTTCCTGCTGGTCAAGCAATGGATGAAGCTGTTGGGAATAACGTCTCTAAAATGATTGACATTGCTAATTCTCGCGGTCAGAAAGCTGTTATTGTTTTGCCAAATGCTAATGACTCTCGGTTTAATAACGTGCGTGAATCAATTCAACGTGCGGTTAAAGATATTGATCCCAACAATGTTATTGTTGTCGAGGGCAAATATGACTCTAAAGATCCATTGCACCTTAGTTCTGCTGGTGTAAAAGAACTGACTAGCAAATATGCTGGTGCAAATGTTTATGGTGATAGTAATGCTGTTCGTGTTGGTACTGCATTGGGTTACCTAACTAAACAAATGGAAGGAAAACAAGTTCTTATTGATTCAAAAGGATACCAAAAAGCACGTGTTGGAATGGGAACTGCTGGTTCATTTGAAATGATGCGTCAACATCCTGTGCCTCTTGGGAGCATTACAAATGCCCCTCCTGTGGCTGAGCCAAAACTTGAAATTGATTTGAAAGACATAACTCTTCGTGCACCAGCTACAACTATGTTAACTGGAGTTAAGAATACTGTAATCCCAGAAGCCCAAAAAAAAATCTATGATACAATCGGGGCTAAAGCTTTTGAGTACGATCTTGGTGATCGTATGTCTTATATTTTGAAGGCTATTGGAGTTGAATCTGCTTTTAGTCCAACTGCAAAAAACCCCAATAGTAGTGCATTTGGTCTTGGACAAATGTTAAAAACTACTGCTGAAAAATATGTTAGAGGCGATCCTAAAGACCCTGTTAACCAGATTGATGCCTTTATGAGATTTACTCAAGATAACATAAAGTTTTTTGAGCGTACGTATGATCGTAAGCCATCTAATGGAGAAATGTATCTTATGCACCAACAAGGGGCAGCAGGAGCTGCGGCTTTGTTAAACAATCCAAATGGCAACGCAATAGATGTTATATCTAAATTCTATCCAAAAAAATCAACGGCGGTTGATGCTATTTTTCATAATCTTCCTCCAGAAATTCAAGGAAAAGCTGGTATTATTACGGCAGGACAATTTTCTGCTCTTTGGATGAATAGGTTTAAATAATGGAAATCATGCCAGAAGTTACAAATCCACAAATTGTTGGTGATCCGTTAAACCCTCAAGCTGATCCGTTTGGTGGTCAACTATCTGTGCCAGCACCTATTCCTGCGCCTTTAATGGGTCCAGAAAAACAAGGCATTGGTGGTAACTTTATTGATATTGTTACCAATAACTCTGCGGCTAGTTTTCTTAAAGCCCAGCATGATCAAATCTATAATCAACCAAATCCAACTTTTAATCTTCAGCAATATCTTAATGAGAATCCTGATCGTAAAGATTACGCTCATATTTTTGCTGATGCTGAAAATCCTATCTATGCTGATCTTCGTTGGGAGCGTTTTAAAGAAACCAGAGATGCAAATCAGCGCGTTGCTGAAAGCGAATCTTTTTGGTCCAATATGGCAATTAGCACACTAACTGATCCAATCAATGCAATCCCCGGACTTTCCTTGCGGCGAGGCGTTGGGATTATTGAAGGTGCAATTCGTGGTGGTGGATCTGCACTTCCATCTATTGTGGTCGACCAGTTAATAAAATCTAAATATGATCCTACTTTTACAATGGATGACGCAAAGCATGAGTTAATGTATGGCACACTTATGTTTGCTGCATTGGGCGGGGCTGTTGGAATGTTGCGTCCTGATCGTGGCGTATCTGCTCTTGCAAAAGAAATGGCTTCAGAAGCACGTAGACTTTCTGGTGATGCTCCTAATCCTGCAAAGCCGCCAGACCCTCTAAATCCAGATCAATCTCCTGTAGTGCTCCATAGTGTCCCTCATACGGATAAGAATGGAAGCTATGTAGGATACGAAGCCAAGCCAACTGTAGACCCTACAACTGGTGAAGCTATGCCAACTGGGTTTGCCAAGGCTTGGTTTGGTTTTGAAAAACTTGCAGCATTGCAAAGCCCATTTTCTCGCATTGTTAATAGTGGCTATCGGGCAATGGAAGATCTTGCTCAACGTGCTGCTAGTGATTTTGGCTCTATGTCTGCGCGTAATGAACTTGGTTTTGCAACCGAGCCATCTGCGTTTCTTGCATCTGAAGGTTGGAGAGCAAAAGCTGGAGATGCTACTGCTCAGTTGCGACAAATCCATGCTGCTTATCTTACAGATGGATTAGAGAGTGCAGAAATTGCTGGTATTAATGTTCGTAGCACATTAGCTGGCATTGCTGATACGGGACGTAGAGTTGTTGGCGCAGCTCGTCCTGATGGTAAAATGCGCTTTGATCAATTTCTTGATGAAGTCTTTAAGGCTCATAAAGCTGATCGACTTACCCATGAAAACAAATACATTCTTGAAGCGGCAAATGCTATCCGTCCGTTTTTTGATGATATTCTTGGCGCACAGGTTCGCTCTGGTTATATCAAAAATGCTGATTGGGCATATCGTAGCAAGGCAAATTTGATTGTTGAGCGTCTTCAAGTTCTTGGAGAAATTAGCGCAATTGAAAAAAAAGGAATTAATGCGACAGCTAATGAACTTGCATTGTTGCGCCATCAAAAAGAACATATTGATAAACTAGACACTGAATTAAATGACTATGAGGAAATTCTTTCTCAGGCTCAAAGCAATCCAACATTTTCATTTAAAACAGCCAATGGAAAAACATACACTGTTAATGCAGATGGAACTACAACTGTTCCAACAGAAGGTGGGCCTCAAAAAACTACGTTGTCTATTCGTGAATATACAACAAATGATGGAACAAAAACTAATTACTTTTTTAATAATGGTAGATGGACTGCTGTTGTAGAAATCAATGGAACTCCAACATTATTTTATTTAAGCACTGGTAGTGGCGGTAAAGCAACAGTTGCCAAAGGTCAATGGTATCCATTTTTTGGTCATGGTCCCGAAACTGATTGGTTTAATAAAGGTACAGAAAAACAAATAAATGATTTTTATGGTAGTCTTGAATTAAAAAATGCTGCTAATTTGCTTAATAAGCAATTAGGAGATGTACGTAAACTTGGAAGTATGGATATTAATAGCAATGACAAATGGCATCCTTTTATCCAAGACAATTGGAATAAAGAAAAAGCTGTTGATCCAAGCAAATATAAAGATGTTTTTGATCTTTATAATCCAACTGATAATAATCTAACAGATCCAGTTTTAATTGCACAATTTGAAAAAAATATACAAAATACAGTTGACCGTATTAAAACAAAAGAAAGTGTAGCTGGGACAAGTCAAAGCCAAAAAACTATTTATCTTGCTTACCCTTACAATGAATTAATTGCTTCTTTTCCAAAAAAAGGAGCAAGACTTGTTGTAAGTGACAATGGAACTTTAACACTTCTTACTAAAAAAGAAGGTCGTTGGGTTACTGATCCATCACAAAGAAAAATTCCGTATTCTACAACTCCAGAAGTAGGAATGGTTCCTATTGAGTTGTCTGGTAAAAAAACCGAAACTGGTGCTGCTATGGGCGGCAAGTTTGAAGGTTACAACAAGGCAAGCATTGGGGATAAAATTAGTGAACTTGGCCCTGTAGAGCAGAATTTTACAAAAGTTACAGGCCCAGAAAAATTCTATCTTCCTCGTATATTTATTCCAGAACAAGTTCTTGCAAAAGAAGCAGAACTTAGAAAAATGATGACTGATTGGTATATGAACCCAGAGAATAATCCTAATGGTGTTCCTATGCTTGAAAAAGTTAAAGAGCGCGTTAATGTTGAAATTGATGCAATGCTGCAAAAAACTGCTGCTGGTCAACGTTCTGCGGAAGGTGGAATTGATCGTGCGTTCTTTACTCGTCAACGCACAAACGAAATACCAAATGAGTTTTATGCTGAACTTGGTGTGATTGATACTGATCTTGCCCATATTCTTCAGATGTATGCTCATCGTGCTGGCGTTGGCATAGAATATTCTCGTGCTTTTGGTAGTCCAGATGCTGAACTTTCATTATCTCGCGCTCTTTCTTATGTTGCGCGTGAGAGTAAAGGCAAGACAGCAGAAGCTATTGCCAAGGAAATGGAGAACCTTCGTGATGAGTTTAGAAACTTACGTGATGGTATGCTTGGCACTGCTTTTAATAACGCAGATGCTATTGGTATCCGTGAAGCTGGCATTATTAAAGCATGGTTTACGTTGACTTCTATGGGTCGTGCAATTTTTTCATCTCTTGGAGAAGTTGTCCGTCCAATGTGGGTGCTTGGCGTAAAAGAGAATTTTGGTTTTATGCTTAACGCACTTGGCAATACTGATATTCTTAAAAAGGGTCTTGCTGAACAACGTCAAATGGCAGCAGACTATTGGGAACTTGCTATGGGCCAAACATTCCGTCTCCATATGGAAGGTGGTGTAGAGGCTGGATTTAGCATGAATAAATATAATCGTGCTTTGGATACAATTGGCAAGCCAATGGGTTATCTGGCTCGTACTCCAGAATATGTAATGAACGGCGTAGGCATCCTTACGCATGTGCAAAAAACATATACTGGATTGGTCGCCTCTCATATTCTTGTCCGTAACATTAAAAATGTTGCTGAAGGAATTAACACGCCTAAAGAACTAGAGTTTCTTGCAAGCTATGGGATCTCTGCTGAAGACGCAAAACTAATGGCAAAAATGCCTATAGAAAGCGAACGCGGTATTAATTTTGCTAATACGGCTCAATGGGAAGACCGTGATCTTGCTCGTAAATTCTATAATTCTGTGACTGGTATTCAACGTCGAGTCATTAACAGCGTTGGTCCTGCTGACAAGCCAGCCGTTATGATGGGTATTCTTGGCAAAGGTGCTGATCGTAAAGACGCAGCACTTTTGTCTATGCCATTCCAATTGCGCTCTTGGGGTATGGGTGCAACAAATAAAATTATGTTGTCTGGCCTTCAAGGGCGTGATGCTAGTTTTATGTCTGGCACAATGATGATGCTTGGTGCTTCTTACCTTATGCTTGATCTTAAAACTCCAGATAAAGTATGGGAAAAAATGGGCATGGATGAACGTATTCTTTCATCTCTTGAACATTCTGGCATGTTTGCTTGGTATGGAGATGTAAATAAAGCACTTGAAAGTTTGTCTGGCGATCAATATGGCATCCGTCCTGCTCTTGGTATGCAACCAAAGTTTAAAAATCCGAATGATGAACTGGCTTTTGCTGGTGAATTTCTTGGTGCTGGTCCAAACAAAATGTTTAATGCCTATAGGTCACTTACTACTGGTACTGATCGTGAACAAGCACGGGCTATTATTACCGCAATACCGTTTCATGACATGCTTTGGATTCCTAAAACTTTTAAGAATTTTGCTCAAGAGCGGGTTGAAGGTTTGATGAGATAGTCCATTGACAGCAGATAGGTATAATAGGAAATAGGCTATAGGAGACTCAAATGGCTATTTTGATTAACGACACAACGCCTCGTTCACAATATACAGCGACCGCTGGTCAAACTGTATTCTCAATTCCTTTTGAGTTTTTTTCAAACTCTGACATTGCCGTTTATCAAAATTCTGTTCTTAAAACATTAACAACACATTACACTCTAACTGGTGCTGGTGTGACTGGTGGTGGATCTCTTACGCTTGTGACAGGTGCTACGGTTGGGGATGTCATTACAATTGTTCGTGACATTCCTGTTGCTCGTGTAACTGATTTTCCTACGTCTGGTCCTTTTAACATTGATGCACTAAATACAGACCTTGATCGCTTGACTGCAATGGTTCAAGAGCGTGAAAATCAAGTTTCTCGCGTTATCTCTCTTGCTCAGACAGATGCGGCTGTAAATCTTTATCTTCCAACTGCTGCTAATCGTGCATCTAAAGTGATGGCTTTTGATAGCACTGGCAATGTTATTGTTGCTCAAGAACTTGGTCAGTATCGTGGTAACTGGGCATCTGGAACAGCATATGTTCTGCGTGACATCATTAAAGATACAAGCAATGCAAACATCTACATTTGCGTAGCTGCTCATACATCGACTGGCTCTCAGCCAATCAGTTCAAATGCAAATAGCGCAAGCTGGGCATTGCTGGTAGATGCTGCAACTGCAACATCCGCATCTGCATCCGCAAGTTCAAGCGCATCTGCTGCATCATCTAGTGCCTCTGCTGCTTCTTCTTCTGCATCTAGCGCGTCATCGTCTGCGTCTAGTGCTACATCTTCTGCATCGACGGCTACGACTCAGGCTTCTAATGCCTCAACGTCTGCTACCAATGCGGCATCATCTGCATCTAGTGCATCGACAAGTGCAACTAACGCTAGCAACAGTGCAACTGCTGCATCTAACTCTGCTGCCCTTGCTGCGGCTACGGTTGCTGGTGGCCTCTACTCTGCCGTCATCGACAAGAGTGCAAACTACACGGTTGTGCTGGCTGACGCTGGTGACCTAATCCGCGTAACCACTACCTCTGGTGCGGTAACAATTACGTTACCACAGATCAGCACTGTTATTGATGGCTTTAAGATCGCCATCGTCAAATGGACTGCTGATAGCAATGCTGTCACTATCTCTCGCTCTGGCTCTGACACGATTAATGGTGCAACCAGCGCAAGCATTGGCTCTCAATACACTCAGACAACCTTTGTTGCTGACTTTGAAACCAACCAGTGGTTTGCTTCTACATCTGGTCTTGGTTCTACAAACGTAGTCATTGATACGTTTAACGGTACTGGATCTCAAACTGCATTTACGCTCTCTGGTGATGCTGGCACTGAGAATAACACCTATGTCTATGTTAGTGGTGTCTATCAGGCCAAAGCTACATACAGTCTGTCTGGAACAACTCTTACATTCTCAACTGCTCCTCCTTCTGGAACGGGAAATGTTGAGGTCGTATGGACTCAGCCACTTCCTGTTGGCACACCTAGCGATGGCACAGTTACTATTGCTAAACTAACTGCTACTGGAACTCCAAGCGCGTCAACATATTTACGGGGTGATAACAGTTGGGCTACTGTTATTGGAGGAACTGTCATCCCTGCTGGGACAGTGATGTTGTTTGCTCAAACCTCTGCTCCGACAGGCTTTACAAAAAGCACTACACACAACGACAAGGCGTTGCGTGTTGTAAGTGGTGCTGCTTCAAGTGGTGGTTCTGTTGCGTTTACCACTGCGTTTGCATCACAGACTCCTGCTGGTACGGTTGGTAGCACGACACTGACTACTGCTCAGATGCCAGCGCATACGCATACACAAGGGAGTTCTTACGGGGGTGGTGGAAATTTTTCTCCCGGTTGTTCTCCCAGCTATGGCTCTGGAAATACAGGTTCCGCTGGTAGCGGTAGTTCGCATAACCACACGTTTACTGGAACTGCCATCAACCTCGCAGTGCAGTATGTAGACATCATCCTCGCAACGAAAGACTGACGATGAAAATTGAAAATGGAAAATTCTGTCCGCTGATCAAAAAGGATTGCATGGGTTTGCAATGCACTTGGATGATTCAAGTGCGTGGAACCAACCCACAAACTGGTGCCGAAATTGATGAGTGGGATTGTTCAATTAAGTGGCTTCCAATGCTTTTAATTGAAAACGCAAATCAAGTGCGACAGGGTGCTGCCGCAACAGAAAGTTTCCGCAACGAGATGGTCAAGGCCAACGAGGCCGCGTTTCATGTGCTTCCACGAATGCTGCCCAACAATAACGACATGAGGTTGATCAATGCGACTGACAATCATTAGACAGGATAATGCTGTTTATATCGACGGTGTTATGCGCAAAATCGACTGCTCTGCGCTAGATGCTTTTTTTCATGCCTTGCAATGGGACGGCATTACTGGAGAGATTGAGGTCCGCAATCCTGTTACAAAAAAGATGGTCCGCAATGATGTGATTGATTCAATTGCTCCATATCAGTCTTTTGTCGATGCATGGAATGCTCAAGCAGCGGCAGAGGCTCAAGCAATGGCAGAAGCCGCTGCTGTACTTGCTGCCTTGAACGCGCAAGCCGTTGCTAATGGGGGGCCAACCGTTGTTGCAGAGTAAATCTTTTACGCTCGGCAAATTATCTGGGACAGTCTACGACTTTAAAAACGTCGGGGACGAGCTAGAGCGTCATAACCACGGTGAAAGTGATGTTCATATCAGCATCGTTGCACGAGGCAAGTTGAAGATAGTCGGAGATGGGTGGGTAAAGGAAGCATCTGCTGGTGCAGTTTTGGACTGGGATGTGGGGGTGTTTCATGCGTTTATTGCGCTTGAGCCAAACACTCGCCTTGTGAACATTGTAAAGGGATAACATCATGGCACTGACACAAGTACCAAACTCGATGCTTTCTACTGGTGCGCCATCTTGGGATGCGTCTGGTAATTTAACGGCAAGTGCAAACCTTACCTTATCAGGTACTGCTGCTCGCATCACTGGTGACTTTAGCAATGCAACTGTTGCAAGCCGTGTGTCGATCCAAAGCAGCACAACAAACGGCAATACTGGCATTTATGCAATTCCGAATGGAACGGCAACAACTGCTGTTTTCCGCGCTTCAAACAATTCGGATCCTACAAACGCAAGTTATTTTGGTTTAACTGCCCAGTCTGCAGAAGTTCGGTTAGATAGTGGAATAAATGGAACTGGCACATATCAGCCTATGACCTTCTATACTAATGGGTCAGAACAGATGCGTATTTCTACCGCTGGCATTGTCACAGGCACTGCTGGTAATTTGATGCTGGTGTCAGGTACGGCGCAAGCGTCCACCAGCGGGACATCCGTTAATTTTACAAGCGTCATTCCGACATGGGCAAAACGTGTCACAATGGCATTTAACGGCGTTTCTACAAACGGAACAAATAACCTTATTGTCCAGCTTGGAACAGGTGGAACTGCTACAATTACTGGATATGTAGCACAAACTACAGGTATCGCAAGTTCTGTTGGGGCAACATCTTCTTCAACTGTTGGATTTCCAAGTTATTCAAATCTTGCAGCATATGCTTGGTCTGGTATTATTACATTCCAACTTGTTTCAAGTAACATTTGGGTTGGTTCTGGAGTTTTAGGAAACTCAGCATCTACTCCTCTTACATCAATGATTTCTGGAACTGTTACACTAGCTGGTGCGCTAGATACAATCCGTGTAATTAGCAGCGCAACAGGTTCACCATCAGATACATTTGATGCTGGTTCCATCAACATTCAGTGGGAATAAGTCATGACACATGATGACACACGAGTGATCATAGATTCAGCGGTAGCCTCTGGTGCTATTACTATGCCCTTGTGGGTTATCTATATGCATGAGTATCTACAGATTCTTACTCTTGCTGGTGGCCTACTCTTGCTTGTTATCCGTATCTATCTTGCCATCAAGGAAGCGAGAAGCGAGTAATGAATGGACCCGTTAACAGTCTTAGCTACGATCAAGGCAACTGCTGCCACTGTTAAGACTGCGATTGGCGTAGGCAAGGAACTTGTCTCGGTAGCCAAAGAACTCTCCGACATTATGAATGGGGTGGCTCACCTCACCCAGATAGCAGCGCAGCCAAAGGGTTGGCGTAAAGGTGGATCTGCGGAAGCCCGTGCTATTGAAGCCTTTGCTGCCAAGATGGAAGCGGAAAAGATCGAGCGTGATGTTAAGTCACAAATAATTCAAGTATATGGTGTACGCGCTTGGGAACAGATCCAGCGTGATGTTGTACGCATACGAAAAGAGATGAAGATTGCTGCAATTGAACGTGCAGAACAAATAGAGTATATGATTGAAGTAGGATTTACCAT